AAGTTAAATAATTTAGATTTCTTTGCTTTTGCTTTTAGTGTTCTTAAAGTTGTTGCTGATAAAGGTTTTCTTTTTACTGCCATTATACCCTCGTTCTTCTTTTTAATAACGATAGTGGTATTCTTGCACCACTTTTGTATAGTGAACTTACTTGTTTAATTAAACTAGCCCTCATAGTGCGTTTTGAACCCTTTAACCCTGATAAGTATTTTTTAGGTATCTTGGTCTTTTTATCTTTAGGTACTCGCTTCTTCTTCCGTTTCGCCAACTGTAACTCCCTCCACATTAGTGGTTTGAAACTGACCTCTAACTGCTCTTGAGTTGTCAATTTCTTCATTAATAGTTTTTATCTTATCATTATCATCTATAACTGTGTCCGCTATCTGCTTATCTATTTCTTTGTTAAATGTTTCTGACTTTACACCACTAGCTTTAGCCATTTGCAAATATTGCATATCATTCGCCCAGTCTCTAATATCAAAAGTGTCTGGATAGTTAACTGAACCATCAAAATCTTTTTCTAACCATCTAGCAAATAAACTCCAGATATGTTCCTCTGCGTTTTCTAAATAATCTGCTTTTTCTGATAGTCTAGCATTTAATAACTGGAACTCCGTCTGCAATGCAATTCCACTAGCTATCTGACCACTTGTTGCTCTTACTGAACCCATGTGTGTGATTCTATCAATAGCATCTACTTTGTTTTGTATACATTTCATTATACCATCTAAGTTTTGACCACTAGGTTGAATGATGTAAGGCTTTAAAGCACTATCCATATCTTCAGGTATTTCTATAATAGAACCAGCACCAGCAGAAGCTTCTACATTCGGTGTTTTTACTAAACTAGGGTGATTTGCCAGTCTTATTAATTGTTCTTTTTCTGAATAATCATTATAAATAGACTGTTGTAAGTATGCCACATCTGATAAATCACTTATCCCTATAGGTCTTTTGTTCCCTCTCAGGTTGTAAACATTAACTGCTGGAATAACTCCTATTGGGTTTGGTATTTCCTCTAGTAGCTTTGAATCTCCCTCTGAATACTCTTTATCATATTCTTCTACTTCATAAGTACTTATGGTTTCCTCTGTAAATACTTTTAATATGGCTCTTTCTGCATTAATATCTTCTACAAGTACTAAATAATCTAAATAAAACTTACCACTACTTGCTCTGGTATAATTCCAGTTAACTATATTCTCTGGTGTATAGATTGAAACATAAGGTCTAATATCTTGAGCCAGTTCCTCTGCTCTAGTCTTTGCAGTAGTCTGTGGTTTATCTACTATCAACCAGCAGTTGCCATAAATAGATGCGTTCATTTGCACCTCTCTCATAACAGTATTAAAACTTCTACCATCTAGGTCTGCATCTTTAATAAAGGATTGTAGTTGCTCATCTCCGTCTAAACTTCCATAATCTCTAGTCGGAGGAACTCGCCATAAAAAGCTTGTATAGATTTGTACTACATTTTTACAATGATTGTCTAAAGGGGTATGCTTAATCCTTGCATCATATTCTTCTGGTGATTCCAGTATGTATCTATGTAAATAATATCCATTTTTATAATCATTTCCACCTAAGTAACTGCGAATGTAAAACTCCCAGTTCTCTATGTTTGAAGTCCATAAAGGGTGTTTTTGTTGTAATTCTTCTCTGTTCATTAACTCCACCTCTTTTGCTCAGTTGCTACAAAGTTTCTTCTTATAGGGTAGTTATACTCTATTAAATACCCTAGTGCGTCATTCATATGGTCGTACCCACTATCTTTATCTGGTATATGTGTTCCTTCTTTGTATATTTGTCTTTCTATACTTTTTATCACATTTTTACAAGAGTTTAAAATAAATAAACTATTTTTTCCAGTAACATTTTTTAACTTGGAATTTACTGCATTTATTCTATCCCTTACTAATGGTGCTGTGTTCTTACATTTAACCTCAAACCCAAAGTTTTTTAATATTGCTAGGTCTGTAACACCCCCAGCAGATGTTTTTCTCTGCCTAGCACTAGGGTCTGGGTAAACTATAATATTTTTATGCTTGTATCTATTTCTAATTTCCTCACACATCTCATTCGTGTTTGATGAATATATTTGTATCTCATCTATAACTGTAACTATATTATTATCAATAACTGTTACTACTGCACACATTGGGTCTACATTAAAGTCTAATCCTATATGATAAACTAAAGTATTATCTTTATATTTCTCTATGATATTTTTTTCTCTGCTAAAATTGTAGTAAATCATTCCTGAATAGTTTACAAATGTTGCTTCATACTCTTGCTGAAAAGTTCTTAAATCTAGGTCTTGTTTTGCTTGTTCTATTTCATCTTGACTAACTTGTTCCCCTTCTATTGTAGTATATTTAAAACTTTTCCAGTCTTTATTTGCTTCACCCATCTTAAATAACTCATAACTCCAGTTACCAAATCCTCTAGGACTACCACAAAAAAATGCAGAGCCTTTAGTATCAGATAATGTAGGTCTTAACACCTCATACCAAGTTTCTTTGCTTGTATCTGCAAATTCGTCCATAACTAAGAAATGAATCCCAACTCCCCTGAGAGAATTCTCATTGTCGCTTCCCCTTAATGTTATTGTTGAGTTATTCCTTAATGTTATAGTCAAATCACTATGGTTGATTGATTTAACCCATTTATGAGCCAACATCTTTTCTTTTAATACACTCCAACATATTGCTTTAGCTTGTCTGTAACTAGGTGCAACATACCACACTTTTTTATTAGGTTGACTGGAATACTTTGCTATCTCATTTATTGCTAAATATGTTTTACCAAACCTTCTTCCAGTAATTAATACTCTAAACCTTGCATTTGAATTAGTTACTTTCTTTTGTGGTTCAGTTAATGGCATTATGTTCTCTGTCTTTCTTCCCCCAGTATACCACTACAAATGCTTCACACTCAGGACAAGATAAATTGGTAACTATAGCATAATCCTCACTATCTTCACATTCGTGGTCGCCACCCCATATCAATTCACAACCACAATCATAACACAACATCAATCATTGCTCCACACTAGAGGTTCTTCTAACTGGTTTTCTTCCAGTCTATCTTGTTGACCTAATATGTTTTTACCTAGAAATATTTGCATAGTAACATTACCATTTTCTGCACTTTTCCATTGAAGCTGTCTTAGCCTTAGTTTCTGCTCTGCTCTACCTTTTGTCAGATATTCCGAATAACTCTTTTCTAATAAATCTGCTGAACACCCAAAGAAATCCCCCATCTCCTTGTTAGTACAGCCAAATTTAGCTAATTTCTGTAATTGTTCTATATCTATGTTATATTTTTTAGGTCTTGCCATTCCTAATTACCCTATAGTTCGGTAATAATAGTCTAGCATACTGATTGTATTACACAACCAAGAAAGTGCCTTTAGGCACTCTCCTTTATTTTTATTTTTCTTTCTTGTTTTTTTAGTTTTCTTAAAAAGCTGTCTGTTTTGTTATAATCATACACTCCGTTTTCGTTTGTCCAAGTTGAATCTTGAATTGTATCTTCCCAGTTTGTAATGATGTTTTTTAATACTTCTGCTTCTTGTTTTGTTATTTTTACTGTATACATTTTGTCTCCTTTATTATTATTATTATTGTTCATATTTATTATAATATATAAAAATGTAATAAAATCAAGTACTTAAATAAATTATTCTATTCTAAATATATCCTGATAAAGTAAGTTTACTATTTTCTCAAACTCTTTCTGCTCATATTTTTTTATATCTATTTCACATACAAGCTTCTTAAATTGTTCTGCTTTTTTTACAACTTCCATTTTGCTTTGCCTTTGAAATATTTTTTTAAACATTTTTCACAAATATATTCTTTAGCATTATCTACTCTTATTATAGGGTTTGCACCACATTTATTGCAATACATATATTTATTTAATATTTCTGTAGAATCTAACTTAGGTTTTTTAATATTTCTACTTTTTTTTCTTGACATACTGTAAAAAGTAAAATTTTGTTTTTGTATATTATCTTTAAATCTGTCTGTCATAGTCTATTCCCTAAGTTAAAATATTTAACTGCATCTTCTTTAGAAAATTCACCTTCTTTAATTGCTCTTTGAACATCAGGAAAATTTTGATTTGCAAAGCTAGTGATAAAAGAACTTGTTTCTTTATCTACTATAGCTTTTTTAAGAACTTTAAGTCTTAAAGGATAAACTTCCCCATTTGCTGATTCTATTTTAGCTTCCTCATCTTCATACTTTTTGGCGCTCAACCAAAACCCAACTTGTTTTGCATATTTTTTATCTTCTATTGAATTAAAATATCTATTGTAAAGTTCTGCTAATTCTTCTGGTTTATCTAACCATTCTTGACTAAGTTTTTTATAATTCTTTTCTGCAATACCCTTGCTTACCTTATTAGATATTTTTTGCCAAAATAAAGGAAAAGTATCTTTGTTTTTTGGTTTTGGTTTAATGGTAGGGGTAGTGGTAGGGGTAGGGGGGTTTTGGCTAGGTTTTTTTGGTCTACCTCCAAGCCTTCCATTTACCTTAGATGCTTCTATTCTTTTAGTTATAAATAAAAACTCTTGTAGTTGTCTTTCATTTTGATAATGAGCATTTACTTCTACAAAAAATTGGTCAATTACTAAATCTGCTGATTTCTTTTCTTCTTCAGTTATGCAACTGGCTATTCTGTAAATAGTATTTTTATTTGTTGGTATACCAGAACATCTCTTATTCCAGTTCCAACATAACAGTCTAATATATACCCCTATTTGCTCATTTGTTAAGTGCTGAGTACCAGCAACAAAATCTTCGGTGAATAAGTACCAAGCTTTCAATTTTTCTTTTGGTTTTGAATTTTCGTCAATAAACATAATTTCTCCTCTTAATTAATTTATCATAATAATAATAATACCTAAATATTTTTTTTGGTTGTGAAGTAAATTAATAACCCCATACCTCCATTCTAGCCTTAT